GCGATATATAGCCAATCAATTTTTGATACTTTCATAATCTTCAACCCTCCCAGATCAATTGATGTTCATCATATAACCACCCATTAATCTTAATCATTTCTTGCTCACAATGGCAAAAGGCCATAAAAATCTGAGTAGTGTCTGTTTCTGGTGGTACGCTAATATGCAATTCACCGCAACCATCACCCAATATATACTCAGACCATTTTAAATTTGTACAATCATTGTCGCATGTTGGATAGTTCATAATCATCTGCCTATTTTAAAGTTAATTTAATAAAACCTACCTGATTAGATAGGCTTGATAAATTTACTATTTAAACGGATGCGCGTTGATAGCATCGTGCATCGCTTGAGAGCCAAATTTATTACAAATTGCCTCGTGAAATAACGGGATAGCTTGACGGCATTTTGACAAAGAGATTCTGTCTGTTGACCAATCTTTTCTTTTAGATTTTGCTACCCTATCGCATACTTTCTCGTGGTAAGAAACAAAAGATCCGTAGCTCTCTATAGCCTGTTCTAGCGTTTGATCGCTTTGCTGAATTCTTTTTAACTGGTTAAACATTTTATTGCCCTTTAGTGGTTACCGTTGCGGTCTTGTATTGCTTGATGGTTCCCAGTTTAGAGGCTATGAAATCTATGACTATCATAATAACGACACGCAGTTACCTAAATGCGACATGCCTATATATTTTTAAACTGCTATAAAGGTAGGACATAGAAATACGCCCTCAATATAGCTAAATATGAGTTTAACGGCGATTAGAGAGTAATTGATAGTAGCAATAGGATAGAGGTTGAAATCGCTTAGAATGGATTCTGTGAGGTTTTAGAATCTTGATAGACTCCCTAGCATAATAAAAAGAATGGTACAAGTTATTAATTTGTATAGTCTTTGGAGTCTTTAAAGGTATTACTTTACAGACTCTAAAGCCTCTATATGACTGTACACTAGTTGTCAATAACCTTTAATGACTGTCTAGTCATAGAGTCTTTAAAGACTTTGTAGACTTTGAAGTGTTTCTGTGGTAAGAGATTTAAAAGGTTGGATAAAAAGTCTTGACAAGTCTTGATAGCCTTTGAAGGGGAGGCAGGTCGCCATGCCCCCTCCCCCCTATATATACTAAACCTCGTACATTTTGAGACAGTTAGGCTTGTAAACCAGATAGGTGCGGGGCTATAAAGACTCTACAGGGTAGGAAAGGGGATACTAAAGGAAGTTTCTTTCCTTTTTTCTTTTACAAAGGGGATAATACGATAGGGGGTGGGACAGGCTATATAACCCTAGGGGCTTAATATCTATTATAGCCTCAGAATCGCAATCTGTCAAGTACTTTCTTTACTTTATTTCACTTTATTTGCATAAAAGACTTGACAAACCCTCATTCTAGGGCTATAATGTAGTAACATACAATGGATAAACATATCTCATATGAGTAATAAAGAACTTACAACCAAGCAACAGTCCTTTCTTGATAGCCTTATGACCTGTAATGGTGATACTAGGCTTGCAGGAGAGTTAGCGGGTTATGCCCCGACTAGTATTAATAGTGTTGTTAAGAGCTTAAAAACAGAGATACTTGATCTTGCTACCAACATACTGGCTCAGAGCGCCCCTAAAGCCGCTTTAAAGCTAGTAACCATCATGGACAGTGCAGAACCTGTGCCGCAAGCTAACATGCGTATACAGGCCGCACAGACCATCTTAGATAGGGTGGGGTTAGGCAAGACTGAAAGACTAGATGTTACTGTTAATACTGCCGGAGGTTTATTTATACTTCCCGCAAAACAAGAAACAGTCATAGAAGGTTCATATGAGGAGGTCTAGTAGCACTATCCCTTTTGGTTATAGGCTAGATGAGGGTAACGTAGAGTTGCTTACACCTGTACAAGAACAAATAGAAGCTTTAAACAAGATCCTCCCTATGATTAAAGACCGTACAATAAGTCTACGCGAAGGAAGCCTATACCTTGAAAGCATAACAGGGCGTAAGATCTCTCATAATGGTTTAAAAAAGATAGCGGATAAAGATGCAAGATGATTGGGATGTTAATCCTGACAACTATCTCAAAGACGAAGCAGGTGCTTTCGTTCTTAAAGTTGATGGAACACCGCGTAAAAAGTCAGGAAGAGCTAAAGGATCTAAAGGTCGTGGATACACGTATCATTCTAAGACTAAAGCAAAGATGGACGCTAAGAAGGCCGTTAGAGAAAAGCAAAAGAAGTTAAAGGCGGCTCAGACTAAAGTAGAAAACTACAAGAAGTCAATAAGCACAACCAACAAGACATTAAAGAAGCTAGAAGGCACTGGAAGCTCAAACATCTTAGAGGCTCCAGAACTAGAAGCCCTACCTAATGCCTTAGCTGAAGAAGCTGACATTATCTTCAAGGCCAATGAAGGCCCACAGGAAGATTTCCTTGCCGCAGGGGAAACGGATGTCCTCTACGGTGGAGCGGCAGGTGGTGGTAAAAGCTATGCAATGCTTGTAGATCCATTGCGCTTTGCACATAGATCTGCACACAGGGGTTTAATCATAAGGCGCTCTATGCCAGAACTACGAGAGCTTATAGACAAGAGCCGTGAGTTGTACCCCAAAGCATTTCCGGGATGCAAGTACAAAGAAGTTGAGAAGCTCTGGAACTTTCCAAGCGGTGCAAAGATAGAGTTTGGTTTCTTGGAGCGTGATGCAGACGTATATCGTTATCAGGGTCAAGCATATAGTTGGATAGGGTTTGATGAAATTACTCACCTACCCACAGAGTTTAGTTGGAATTACTTAGCGTCCCGATTACGAACCACAGATCCAGAGATAACTTGCTACATGCGCTGTACAGCAAATCCCGGAGGCGCGGGAGCTACATGGGTTAAGAAGCGTTACATAGATCCTTCTCTACCCCACGAGTCCTTTGAAGGCGCAGATGGTTTAACACGGAAATTCATACCCGCTAGGTTGCAAGACAACCCCTACCTAGCGACAGACGGCAGATACGAAAAGATGCTACAGGCTTTACCGCCTACACAGCGTCAGCAACTTCTAGAAGGTAATTGGGATGTTGCGGAAGGAGCGGCCTTCACAGAGTTTTTGCCGCACTTACATGTTATTACACCTTTTGAAATACCCGTACATTGGGAAAGAGTAAAAGGGATAGATTATGGTTATGCCTCTGAAAGTGCTTGTATCTGGGGAGCAGTTGATCCTAGTGATGGAACCCTTATTATATACAGAGAACTATACCAGAAGGGGCTATTAGGAACAGAGCTTGCAGACCTAATTACTAACATGGAACTTCAAGACCCCTTCAGCGTTCAAGGAGTGCTTGATACAGCGTGTTGGAGCCGAACTGGTACTACAGGCCCAACAATCGGAGAAACGCTTCAGAGAGCAGGACACAAGCTTAGAAGAGCAGATAAGAACAGGATACAAGGAAAGATACAGATCCACGAATACTTGAAAGTCATGCAAAGCGGTAGGCCTAGAATACAAATATTAAATACATGCCCTAACCTGATACGCGAACTACAAAGTATTCCTCTGGATAAACGCAACCCAGAAGACGTAGACACACATGCACCCGATCACGCATATGATGCGCTACGTTATCTGATTATGTCAAGACCACGTATAAATGATACACTGAACCAAATGAGACAGTTTCACAGAGAAAGAAGTTATGCTCCAGTGGACTCAACATTTGGATACTAAATAAATTTAATAGGAGATACACCCATGTCAACCCCAACAGGATTAGTAAACATTCGCAAAGACGTAAACGATGCGGCAATAGCATCAGATGTTCGTAGACTTTCAGCACGAGCAGGTGCAGAAGTAACAGTAACCACAGCAACAATTGCAGTAACTGATGACACTAATACTGATGTTAGCTTTACTCAGCCCGCAGGAACTATTATCCGTAACTTGATTGCTATCCCTGCCGGAAACATCGTAACAGGTGGTACAAGCGGTAATGACGTAGACTTTAGTTTAGGAACAGCCGCAGGTGGTGGACAGATTATCGCTACTGAAGCTATCCTAGATGACGGCGGTTCTGCTGTAACTTGGGCGGCTAAAGCTCCTTTGTATCTTATTAAAGATTCTCACGGCCACGGAGCTAACGCTTTTGTAAGCACTTCAGTAACCGCAGGTGTTGTAGGTGGCCCCGCTACTTCAGAGGCTATCGTAATTGCAAGCACTCTATACAGTGCCGCTGACCGCACTCTACACGCTCGACTAACTCCAATCGGAGCCGATCTAGCTACTGCGGCAACAACTGTTAAATATGTAGTCCAGTTCCAAGCTCTATAATTTAACTAAGCATAGCCTGTCGGACTCTTAGGATGACGGCAGGGTTTTAAAGGAAGAATGTATGAGTGAAGAGAACGGTTTATTTGGGAACGCAGGAGAGATTTACTTTTCACCAGTAGAAGGTGAAAGTGGTCTTGACCTGACCCTTGAAGAATCTATACGTCTTAAATTTGTAGGCTTAGTTGAAGATCGTTTTGAACAAGCAGAAAGAGCCAGAGAGCATGATGAAGCTCGATGGCTTCAAGCCTACCATAACTTTCGTGGACTTTACGGCAAAAGCGTAAGGTTCCGCGAATCTGAGAAGTCTAGAGTCTTCATTAAAGTAACTAAGACCAAAGTCATTGCGGCTTTCGGTCAGTTAGTAGACGTTATCTTTGGCACAGGTCAATTTCCAATAGGTGTCAAAGAAACTCGCGTTCCTGAAGGCGTTCCAACGTACAGTCACTTAGATAATTCTCCGGGAATTGAAAGTACTCCTGAGCCTGAGAAAGAAGAAAAGCCAGAAGAAGTAGTAAATCCCTTTGATGTTGGATATGAGGGTGACGGAAAGGTTTTAAAAGCAGGAGCTACCTTCTCTTCGGGCGAATCAGCACTAGAAAACGCCATAGAAGAGGCGGGAGCCACGTTTAAAGACGGTTATAACCCCGATCCACAGGCTTTACAGATTGCACCTGCTAAAGATGCCGCACGGCTCATGCAAAGTCTTATACATGACCAGATTGAAGAGTCTAATGGCTCCTCAGAGCTACGCAACGCCCTCTTTGAGTCTGCGTTATTTGGAACAGGCGTAGTTAAAGGGCCATTCAACTACAATAAAGTACTTAGTCGTTGGGAAAAAGACGAAGAGACAGGCGAAAGAACATACAATCCGCTATCTGTCCGTGTCCCGCGCATTGAGTTTGTAAGTATATGGGATTTCTTCCCTGATCCTAACGCAACAACAATGGATGACTGCGAGTATACTTTTCATCGTCATAAAATGAACCGCTCTCAGCTTAGAGGGCTTGCAAAACTACCGCATTTCAACAAAGATCAGATTCGTGAGTGCTTAGGAATGGGTTCAAACTACATTGAGAAAGACTATGAGTCTGAATTAAAGGATGATCACCGCACAGAAGAGTATGGTGATGGGCTTTTTGAGGTTTTAGAGTATTGGGGCGTTATGGATGCACAGTATGCCCGCGAAGCAGGAATGGAACTCCCAGATGAGGTAGATGATTTAGATGAAGTACAAGTTAATGCTTGGGTTAGTAATGGCAAGCTTCTACGTGGGGTTGTTAATCCATTTACTCCGTACAGACTCCCATACAATGCCTTTCCTTACGAGCGTAATCCTTACTCTTTCTTTGGTATTGGTGTTGCTGAAAATATGGACGATTCTCAACAGATAATGAACGGCCATGCACGTATGGCAATCGACAACTTAGCGTTATCAGGCTCAGTAGTCTTTGACGTTGATGAGTCAGCGTTGGTTGGCGGTCAATCAATGGAGATATATCCCGGAAAAGTGTTTAGACGACAGTCAGGAATGCAAGGTCAGGCTATACATGGCATTAAGTTCCCTAACACAACGCAAGAAAACTTACAGATGTTTGATAAGTTCCGTCAGCTTGCAGATGAGCAGACAGGCATACCTAGTTACTCGCACGGACAGACAGGCGTACAGAGCATGACTCGTACAGCCTCTGGTATGTCTATGCTTCTAGGTGCCGCGAGTCTAAACATCAAAACAGTAGTAAAAAACATAGATGACTTCTTGCTTAGACCACTAGGAAAGTCATACTACCAATGGAACATGCAGTTCTTTGAAGGCGATTTAGCTATTGAAGGCGATCTAGAAGTAAATGCGATGGGTACTAATAGCCTTATGCAGAAAGAAGTACGTAGTCAGCGATTGACTATGTTCTTACAGACTGCACAGAATCCTGCTATTGCACCATTCGTTAAGATCTCTAAGATTGTTAGTGAGTTAGCGTACAGCCTTGATTTAGACCCAGATGAGATCCTCAACGATCCCGAAGAAGCGGCAATCATGGCACAAATTATAGGAGCGCAAAATGTTGGACAAGGCACTGGCGGCGAAGCTGTCGCCCCTGACGGGCAACAAGGAGCTATGGGAGGCCCTGAAGGAGCATCTCAACAACCTCAAGAACTTGGAGCTACAGGGACTGGCGGTGGCAACATCGGAACTGGAACTGTACCGCAAGCAGGGGAGAGTGAGTTCTCTGGCTAATTTGTTACAACTAAGAGATCAAGTACGCGAAGCTAAACAAAGAATTGAGGATTAAAAAATGAAAAACAACCCAATGAAAGTTAAATATAATGAAGGCTCTATGCTCGTAGCTCCAGAAATGGGACTAACAGACATACCCGAAGATACTTATGATAACATCCCTGAAGACGAAGTAGCCGAAGCAGAAGCTTCACAGCTTCCAGACGATGAGATGGAAGAAGGGTACTTAGACTATGTACTAGCAGAGTCATTAGATATAGATGACCAAGAATACTTAATGGGCGTTCTAGAAGGTGATGAACGTCTAAGCAATATCTTTGATCAAGTTATGGATGTTGCAGGAGAATTTTCTGGTGAAGGAGCCGTTGAAGGCCCCGGATCTGGAGTATCAGATTCGATTCCCGCAAGGTTATCGGATGGTGAATTTGTTTTCACCAAGAAGGCTACCGATCAAATGGGCGCTGATCAGCTACAAACTATGATGGACGAAGCTGAGAAAGCCTATGACGGTGGTTTAATGAAGAAAGCATTTGGAGGTCTAACTAACGAACCCGAAATGGAGTCGTATGATAGTGAAGAAGAGGTCAAGAAACAAATGATTTCTGCTAACCAAATGCCAAGTATACGATAAAGCCACTTCAGTTCTCTGAACCCTTTATCATTTTTTTACCTAGAGGCCACCTTGAAGTATCAAGACCCTGTACTGTAAACGCGAACAGCACAGCCACCTTGAAAGACTAGCAAGCCCCAAAAGGAGTGTGATCAATATGTCAAATGCAAACGAACAACTTGAAGAACCAACTGCGAATCCGTATAACTCTAAGAAGGCTTGGCATACGCCAGATGCCCCAAGTAGAGGTAAAGCAGATACGCTTTTCTTTGAAGAACAACCTTCTCAGGCTACCCGTCAAGCGGCCCCTGAACAAGAAGAGGAAGCTACCAAAGGAAGAACTAATTATAAAAAACGATACGATGATTTAAAGAAACATTACGATCAGAAGATAGCATCTTTTAAGCAGAAAGAATTAGAGCTTACCGCGATGGCAACTGAAACGCAACCTGCGTATGCCCCGCCTAAGTCAACTGAAGACCTTCAAAACTTTAAAGAGCAGTATCCTGATTTATATGAAACAGTAGAAACTGTTGCACACTTACAAAGTGAACAACAAATGCAAGCTTTAAAAACTAAGATGTCTGTTCTTGAAGAACGAGAATTAAACATCCAACGTAAAGAAGCTGAGTCTACGCTACGTTCTCGACATCCTGATTTTGAGGATATACGCGGAGATGAAAAGTTTCACGAATGGGCTAAGGAACAACCTGAAGCAATTCAAGGTTGGATCTATGAAAACCCAGACAATGTTTCACTAGCAGTCAAAGCTATTGATCTTTATAAAATGGAAAATGGAATCAAGATTGGAAGTAAGCAGAAGGCAAAGAAATCACAAGCCCCCAAATCTTCAGCGGCAGACATGGTGTCCACACGGACAACACAAATAGATGCTAAAGAACCAAAGATTTGGTCACAACGGGAAATCGCTAAACTGTCTATGGCTCAATTTGATAAATACGAAAGTGATATTGACCAAGCTATAATGGAAGGCAGGATAGTAGATTAATATAATTGTCTTTTTTAGGAGTAACACATAATGGCTTATAATGCCTCAGACGCTCTATTTGAGCAAAGTACAGACACTAACGGTAACTTTGGTAATTCGGTTACTGGTCAAACTAACAGCTTCTTCATGCCCTCAATTTTTTCTAAGAAGGTTCTTAACTTCTTCCGAAAAGCTTCGGTAGCTGAAGCAATTACTAACACTGACTATGCGGGTGAAATCTCAGGTTTCGGTGACTCTGTAAAGATCATCAAAGAGCCAGAAATCACTGTATACTCATATGAGCGTGGTGCTGACGTAACTCAGACTAAGCTAACTGATATTGAAACTACTTTGATTGTAGATGTGGCTAACGCATTTAAATTCAAAGTTGATGATATTGAAACAGCTATGTCTCACGTAAATTTCAAAGAAGTTGCATCTTCATCTGCCGCTTACGCATTGCGTGACGCATTTGACGAAGGCGTAATTGCTAAGATTATTGCGGGCGTTTCAGCTTCAAGCCCTAACCACATCCTTGGTAGCGACAATGCTACTGACCTAGCCGCAGGAACTTTTGACGGTACTGGTAACTTGGATCTTGGTTTTGGCACTAACGAGCATGATCCTCTTGACTTGATGGCTCACATGGCCCGTCTTCTTGACGAGCAAAGCATCCCAGAAGAAGGTCGTTGGTTCTTAGCTCCACCTAGTTTTTACGAGCAACTATCTCAGTCTAGCTCTAAGTTGATGTCTGTTGACTTCAATTCTGGACAAGGTTCTATCCGCAATGGATTGGTATCTTCTGGAAAACTCCGTGGATTTGACATGTACAAGTCTAACAACATAGCCGCTCCTAGTAACGCGGCAGGTCAAGTAGTATGTGGACACATTAGCTCTACTGCAACTGCACAGACCATCACAAGCACTGAAGTCCTTCGTGACCCAGATAGCTTTGGTGACATCTGTCGTGGACTGCACGTATACGGCGCTAAGGTTCTACGCCCAGACGCATTAGTATCTGCGTTCTACGGTATTGACTAAGTAAGTAATTAGAGACGGGGGTGTAAAAGCCCCCTGATCTTTAAGAGGACACTATGGCAATATTAGGAAGTAACTCAAAGCCTATAATGATGCAAGGCAAAAAGAAAGGAAAGAAACTAGGCGATACAGGAAGTTGGTATAAGCCTGAGAACAAAAAGAAATTTGACGATAACTGGGATGCAATTTTTAATAAGCCCACTACTAAAACAGAATCAAAGGCGAAATAATTTATGTCATCAACTTACCTTGAATTAACTAATGAGCTTTTGCGTGAACTCAATGAAGTTGCATTAACGTCATCGACTTTTGCCTCTGCACTTGGTGTACAGCAACATGTTAAAGACTCAATCAATCGAGCTTACTTTGATATCATAACTGAAGAACCTCAATGGCCTTTCTTATCTGTTGCAGAAAGCGGTGCAGTAGATCCGATGTACGGAAACGTGTACGTTGAAACAGTAGCAGGACAACGCTTTTTTGAGCTAAAGCCCGCAAGTTCTAGCATTACAACTGATTACAGTTCTATAGATTGGGATAACTTTTATCTTACTACTGTAGGCGTAACAGATGAAGTAGCACCCTATGAAAGTCGTAACCTTCGGTTTTTAAGTACTGAAGAGTGGAAAGACTATCGCAGAATTAGTGAAAACTTAGATGATGCAGACACGCAACAATACGGCGTACCCAACGCTGTAATCAGAAGCCCAGACTCACGGAAGTTTGGACTTAGCCCTATCCCCGATAAGGTCTATCGCATTTGGTTTTATGCGTGGAACCTACCTACAAAATTATCAGCGCATGGAGACACTATAGTATTTCCAGATTTATATACTGGTGTTCTTCAAGCTAGAGCTAGATACTATATCTGGCAGTTTAAAGACAACCCTCAAGCGGCTTCATTCGCACTAGATGACTACAAGAAAGGATTACGCAGTATGCGTTCTAACCTTATTGAGCCTGTGCCTACTTATATTAAAGATGATCGGATGAGGTTCATTTAATGGCCGCTTCACAACCCTTTGGTATCTCTTGCAGAGGTGGGTTAAATACTAATCTTAATCAGCTTGAGATGCTTGCTCAGCCCGGAGTTGCTACAGAGTTATTAAACTTTGAAGTAAACCCTGACGGCGGTTACAGGCGTATAAATGGCTACACAGACTTTGGAAATAGTCGCCCTAATGGTGGTAGTACTGTTCTAGGTCTTAATGTTTATGCAGACGGAGTAATTGTCTGTAGTGGCGATGGAATCTTTTTCAGTACTGACGGTACAAGTTGGCTACAGCTTAACAGAGCTAGTGTTGCAAACAGTGGAGATAACCACACAGCCTTTACAGGCCGTAGTATGGATGCAAGGACTTCTCAAGCCCAAGTAACCTTTACAGTCTTTGAAGGCAACACAGACTACGGACAGATCATTATTACTGACGGAGTTAACAAGCCTTTTCTATTTAGCATGACAGGTACAGGCGGCTTAACTACTCGCACATTCTTTGCAGAAGAAGTAACAGTAGACGGAACAACGGCCCCAACAGTTTGTGTTATCCACGATAGCCACTTGGTTGTTGCAGGAGCGCCTAGCGCAAAGAACACAATTTATTATAGTTCGCTTTTAGACCCTAGTAGTTTCTCAGGCTCTGGAGCAGGTGCCGCAGTACTGCCAGACCAAGTAGTAGGTATTAAAAGTTTCCGTGACGATCTAATGATCTTCTGTAGAAATAGTATACATAAGCTTGTAAACATTAATGATGCTACTAACATTGCAGTTGTCCCTGTTACACAGAACGTGGGTTGCTTGAGTTCACACAGCATTCAGGAAATTGGCGGTGACTTAGTGTTTCTTAGCCCAGACGGGATTCGTTCTGTTGCGGGTACAGCGCGTATTGGTGACGTTGAATTAGGATCAGTAAGCCGACAGATTCAGTCTGTTATTGCTACGCTTGCAAATTCTGTAAATGCTTATACGCTTTCTAGCACAGTACTCCGCAGTAAGTCACAGTACAGGTTGTTCTTTAGTCAGGTTGGTGGTAGTTCAACATCAGCACTTGGTATTATAGGAACCCTGACACCTAACGGCTTTGAATGGTCTGAAACAAAAGGCATACAAGCAACAGGAATTACAGCAGGTTTTAACAGTGACGGTATAGAAAAAACATATCATGGTGACAATAAAGGCTATATCTATAACCACGACACAGGTAATGCTTTTTCTGATGCAGGAACAGCGTTTAATATTAGCGCAAAGTACAGTACACCTAATTATGATTTCGGAGACATTGGAACTAGAAAAACTTTATATTACGTAAAAATATCTGTTTCTCCTGAAGGGGAGATACTCCCGTTTTTAAGACTTCGGTATGATTACGAAGACTTAAATATCCCTCAACCCGCACCATATCCCGTAATAGGCATTCCAATTCCTTCGGCTTTTGGATCAGCAGTATTTGCGGCGTCTACATTTGGTGGAAGTAAAGATCCAATGTTTAGACAAGCAGTAGAAGGTAGTGGACACGTAGCAAACTTTAGAATTACCAGTGATGACCAAAACGCACCCTACGCAATTAACGGCTTATACGTTGATTACGTTCCATCAGGCAGGAGATAACCAGAATGGCAGGAACAAGTTATACTAGACAAAGCACACTCACGGATGGCGATACAATTACCGCCGCACTTTTTAATGACGAATACAACAAACTTGTATCTGCGTTTGCGTACACTACTACTGGAACTACAGGCCACAGACACGATGGCACCACAGCAGAAGGTGGAAACATACACACAATCGGCGACCAAGACTTTTTAAATAAGATTGTTGCTGATAGCACTAACAATCGTTGGGGAGTTTATGTACAGGTCAGTGGTTCAGCAGTTGAACAGATCCGCATTCAAGATGGTGCAATTGTACCTGTTACAGATAGTGACATTGATTTAGGAACTAGCTCTTTAGAATTTAAAGACGGCTTCTTTGATGGAACAATCCATGTAGATACCTTAGACGTAGATGCTAATGCAACTGTCGCAGGAACTCTGGCTGTAACAGGCAACACAACTGTTGGTGGAACTCTTACTGTTACTGGTACTACAGCATTCAATGGCGGTACGCTCACTCTAGGTGACTCAGCTTCTGATAATGTTGTATTTGGCGCAGATATTAACAGTGATATCATCCCTAACACTGACAGTGCATTTGATCTTGGAAGCTCTTCGCAGGAATGGAGAGACTTGTATCTTGATGGCACTGCACATATTGATACATTAGATGTAGATGTGAATGCTACTGTTGCAGGAACTCTGGGTGTTACGGGCGTTGCAACTGTTGGTGGGCTTACCATAGGCAGTGCAGTAATTACCGAAGCAGAACTAGAAACTATTGATACAATTACGGCAGGAACTGTCGCGGCTTCTAAAGCTGTAGTAGTAGATGCTAACAAAGACATTACAGGCTTTAGAAATGTAACTCTTACTGGAGAAATAGATGCGGCTACAGGTGACTTCTCAGGCGCAGTAGATATTGATGGTGCCTTAGATGTAGCAGGAACGACTAACTTAGATGTTGTTGACATTGATGGCGCTGTGGACATGGCTACAACGCTTGCAGTAGCAGGTAATGTAGACTTTAATGGCGACTTAGATGTAGATGGTGTAACAAACCTAGACGTAGTAGACATTGATGGCGCTGTAAACATGGCGACTACCTTGCTTGTTACGGGCAACGTAGACTTCAATGGCGATTTAGATGTAGATGGTACTACGAACCTTGATGTTGTAGACATTGACGGTGCTGTAGATATTGCTACAACTCTTACAGTAGGCGGCAACGCAGACTTTAACGGCGATGTAGATGTTGATGGAACCTTAGAAACTGACGCGCTTACTATTGCAGGTGTCACTTTATCAGAAACTATTGCTGATACTGTAGGAGCTATGGTAGCTTCTAATACTGAAACAGGCATTGCAGTTACATACGATGATGCAGACAACACCTTAGACTTTGTAATTGGTGATAACGCTATTGTACAATCTATGATAGCTGACGATTCTATTGATTCTCAAATGTATGTAGATGGTAGTATTGACACAGCACACATTGCTGATGACGCAGTTACAGGCGCTAAGCTTGCAAACAACATAGATGTTGCAGGAACTTTAGACGTTACTGGATTGCTGACAGCAGATGCTAACGTAGTAGTTGCAGGAAACCTCACAGTAAACGGCACTACAACAACTCTAAACACTGCAACACTTGATGTAGAAGACAAGAACATCACTATAAATTATGGTGCAGGAGATACTACAGGCTCTGCAAACGGAGCAGGTATTACAATTCAAGATGCCGTAGATGCGTCTAACAATGCTACAATCCTTTGGGATACTACTAACGATGAGTTTGATTTCTCACATCCTATTAATGTAGCAGGTAAAGTTACAAGTACAGGTACTTCAGTGTTTGCATCCCTAGACATCTCTGGAGACATAGATGTTGATGGCACCACTAACTTAGACGTTGTTGATATTGACGGCGCTGTGGATATGGCAAGCACATTAACTGTCGCAGGAGTCCTAACAGGCGCTTCTTTGGATATATCAGGCGA